GCCCGCCTGTAGTGTCCACAAATACCGCGCCTGCGTTTGCTGGTGTAGTTGTTGGTGCGGCTGTGCCTGTAAAAAAATATTGTACTTTAGCCATTATTTAAAATCCTTTATTAGTTAATTTATGGGCAATCATATGGCGTTCCTCTTGTCGCATTGGTGGTAACTTCTACACCGGTCCAATCAGAAAAATCATTCTCATAGTCCGCACGAAAGATTAAGCCGATCCAGACGTCGGCGGCCTTTGGTATGTCTGCGAGGTTTACATTCACTGTGCCGCTTGGAACCGGTGGAAATGAAACATTTCCTAACACAGTCCAGCTTCCGCCGCTTGACATATCATACAACGGATTATTGACGGCAGGCAAAGCGCCCTCTTTATAAACGACAAGGCAATCAATCGGCCCGCCTACAGGAACACCACGACTAATTGGGAGGTTAACAATATTCTGCGAGCCTATACCTAGGTCAGTTAAGTCATATTGTCTCACATTTCGAGACATTCCAAAGCCCTCAATTCCGTCTGTATTTTGGAAAGTTATACTTCCTGAGGTGCCCGCCATTGAGGATGAATCTTCAAGTACTGCTCTAACTGTTGAAAAGCTATCAAAGGTAGAAACCATATACATGCTTTTATTGGCAGCAACTGCGGAATATTCGCGCGCCGGTGCTGTTGAGCAATCAGCCAAAGGTAAATCAGTAAAGACCTCTACGCTTGTTAAACAATCATCACTGTCATTTGTTGCGTTGCTTCCATTCTCATCAACAACACAATCATCTTCGACAGATAGAGACAACAAAGTCTCAGATATTACATTCGCGTCATACAGATTCGCGTCATCTGTGACTAAATCAATAGTCATTTTAAATACATCACCTGCTTCGGCTCCTGCTGGAAAGTTAAAGTATAATCCTGTCGTGTCTGCGTCGCTCGTTGCATCAAGTGACATTAAATGAGTCGTTACATTATAAGGCCCGCCTTGACCGTTTACGCTAAACTCTAATAAAGTCCCATCGTTTGCGGCAATTCTTAACCGCGCTTGATATGCTCTGTCAAGATTTGCTATACTGGCCTGAGCTGTGAATGTGAATTCTGAAGCGTTCGGGTCTGTGTTTTGTCTGATCACTGTTGAGCTTGTTGTAACTGACCATGTGCAAACTTCTGTGTCTATATTAACAGTGTCACGAACTCCGGCCTTGCCTGCTACATTGCCAATAACATCGATCGAATCATTGAATCTAAAGCGCAGAACGTCAAGTTTTACAACTTGTGTGCCCGCCGCTGGTCCTGCCGCATAAATCCCGCCTGAAGTGCCATTGACATTTTTCATAGCTTCGATTATAGTCGGGCCGTTTCTCGCTACTCCATTTAAATCTGGAGCGCCGCCGGTGTCACCTTTAGACAATCCGACAATCTCGCCAAGTGAATTCTTAGCGGCTATTGTGTTATTGTTTCCGGCTGCTATATAGTCGAGAAAGTTAGCGCCTGCATTCATTATAGTGTATGTGTAGTTTATCCCAGATGCTGTATCGATAACATTGGGGACTAATTGCGAGGCGATAGAGAACGAGGAGAGAGTGGCCGTTAAAGCTATGTCATCAACGTCATCATAACTATAAACAACATTACCGTCACATTCTATTTGCTCGTAAATATGGCCGCGTGTATCGTAACTAATTCTCTGGATCGCATCAATTAAAGTGTTCGCCCAGTCTTCCGCATCTTGTAAAGTTGAGAATACTGCCGCATCACATGAAAAAGTTTCATCTAGAACAGTGAAGCCGCCCTTTTTTAATGATGCTGTCCCGGGTAAGATGTGCGAGACCGTCCAAGTATTACCCACTTTTTCCACATGAATCCACGTTTCATCGCCTAAGATTCTAATTTCTTCCTCTTCTGGCATTGAAACTTCTAAGTGGATATCTCCGACGTGTAGCTGTGTAAGCTCTGTTTTGTCGCCTATCTTTTCAGCACTGGCTAAAGGATAGTTGATTATTACTGTCCCCTCTTCTTCGTCTGTCGTCCAATATGGCCCCCGTGAGCTTGTGTAAAATGCGCTCGCAAGAATCAACGCCCCGTCATCTTCTACAAAGGTGATCAAAACACCAGCGTAACCTTCAGAACCCATTGATAAACTACTCGGAAGTTTCAAGCTTCCCACGTTAGTCAATACAGAACCGCCGCGAATAATAGACCATCCGGAATTACTTGAGCGTGTTGTGTTGCCTGTCTCGGCTGCAATAAATACAAATGCTGCGGGGTTCGTGACCTCGTTAAAAAATACCCAATCTTCCGCGCCGCTATCTATATTCACAACTAGTTTTAATTTCACAACTGTATTAATTGCCGCATCTTCCCAGTTGTAGTGGTGCGCGTAGTCGTAATCTTCGCCGTTAAATTGCTTACCGTTGTCTATAGCTTCCCATGTCTCGCCATTAAAGCCGACTTCTTCAAGCTGAAAATAACCAGCCTTGCCCTCTGGATCTTTGGCAGTTATGCGGGCATAGATGATATCTTTAAAATCTTCTTGCTCTTGGCTGATTAGTTCTTGACCGGCATTGGCCATGCGTTCCACAGTTCGCACCGTGTTAGCTATTTTTCTATTAGATTCTGGACTAAAAAAAGTTACATCAGCCATTAGAATAAACCCCCGCCGCCTGCGCCAACGCCTGGCAATGGTTCAAAAATTGGCGTGAAGTCGAAAGCAAAAACATTAAAAGGCATATTTAAGACGCTTCTAAAGTCTATGAATTGTCTAAGGTCGTCTATAGATTCCTGTGGTATTGCTTTCCCACCACCGTCTAATGGCCATGGCTGCGTAACTGGTCGCGTGGCCTTCTTGCCGTCTGATTGCTTTACATAAATAGGAACTCTTTTCCCATCGCCTAAAATCTCAAAGAATCCGGCGTCTAATATTTGCAGTTGCCACCCTTTAGAAAGTCCTTCATCCGGTGTAACGCTTATTAAATCCGGAACTTTGCGGCCCTTGAAAGTGAAAACCTCCTGCCAGTTATTGTTGCCTAAACTATTGGCGGTATAGTCTGCAAAAAGTAACTGATCATTATTGAAATCAAACCCAAGCCAATTGACCGGTGCAGAATTTACGCGGCCCTTCTTTTCTGATATTTGTAAATTGGGATTAAATGTATTCTTTGTTACGGTAATCATTGTATGCTGACGCTCTAATTCAACCTTGATTTTTCCGTTGGCTGAATCTTTATAGAGCTTATCATCAAAATCTTTCTGTGCTGTATACGATTCGGTCCATGTACCAATCTGGACATTTATTATCGTGCCTGCTTCATCGTCACCGCCGCCGCTATCAGATAGCCCCGATCTGCTGCTGTCATAATTAACAGTCATTTGCCAATGGAATCTATTGGGGTCACCTGAGCCAAGATGTTTGACTGAACGGCTTTTGACTGTAACAAGTGGGTCCTTAGGATGAGAGTCGCCAACTTGGGGAAGGCCAGAATAATTTGAATTGAGAATAGTGCTCTGGTCGTCGCTTGCTGAATCTACCTCAATCCTGTAAACATCCTTAAGCTTTCTTAATGATGCGTTATCGTCGCCGGTCTTGTCATCCTTTCGTCTTGCTAATATTACGCTCATTTAAAATTAACCTCTGTAAAATTTATTCCGTCTTTATCTCTTATGGCCTGCAATATGCTATTAGTTTCTTCGGTGGCCTTAAGTGTTTGATTTGCTACAGAGTTGGAAGTGTTAGGATTAAGTAAATCAAAAGCCTTGGAGCTTCCCGCTCTGGCCGCCTCTGAAAAACTTTTAATTGAGGCTGGCGCAATTGCTAGAGGCTGAATTTTATCTTCTTCACCTTTCCCCTCTGTGCTTAACCCTAGAGTAATATCTTTACCTTTCCCCCCAAAAAATACATCTGATATTACATCTTCTAGAGCTAATTGTGAGATTTTCCACTCAATACCGAAGTCTTTAGCGAGCTTTACGAGATTAGTCATACCGCGCGCCATGTCATCTAGTAGCGGTGCGAACTGAATGGAGAGTTGTTGAATAATTCCCTCCCATGCTCGGCCCATCTTATCGACGGAATCATTTGCGGACTCAATCATTCTTATGTCTCCTCTCGAAATACCGCCGCCGCCAAGTTCTTTTTGCTGTTCAATAAATTTCTTTATCCCCTCTTCACCTTCCGCAAATAAATTCAATAAGTCCTGACCGCTTCGACCAAATAATTTAGCCGCTGCTGCTGCTCTAAGTGTTGGGTCTTCCATTGATTTAATGCTATTGGCAATCTTGAAAAATTGGTCCTCTGTGCTTAGGTTCTCGATGTCTTTGAGCTGAACATTAAGAATCTCTAAGGCTTGTATTCCTTCACCTGTGCCGCTCTTGGCTTCACCAACTGAACGAACGAAACGAGATAAAGCTTTCTGTGCAGTGGCAAAGCTTGAGCCGGTCTGAGTGGCCGCTAAATCTAAGCCGCGCAAAAAGTCCGGAGATACTTCAAGAACGTCCGACAGTTTCCCAATCTCATCCAGCTTTTCGAATGCCTTTCTAAACTGAGCAAGTCCCGCACGAGCAGCCAAGAAACCGCCGCCAATAGCTACGGCCTTTTTTGCAAAGCCTCCAATAGTAGTACCGGCTTTCTTTGTCTTGTTCGTAAACTTATCAGTAAACGCCTGAAAGACTACTGAAACTGAACGTGTTTTTCCATCTGCCATTTTAACGACCTCTTATCATTCCTTGAATTTTCAAGGTTAATTCTTCTGTACTTGGAAGTTTTGTTTCTTCTTGGACTAGCAACAAACTATTTAAAGACAATTCACTCTTAGACCAAGGGGCAAGTAAATTCTTAGTCATAAGAGCGGATTGCAAATCTTTTCTATATTCGCCAAAGGGGTTTTCATTATAGTACTTCAGCCACATTTGAAACTCATATAAATTCATACTACTAAAGAGTTCTTTTACTGACTTACCCAACTCTTTAGCAAGGATAAAGACAAACTCTATTTCACTACCTTTGATTCTTTTTTTTTAGGAAATACAGCATCTTGCACGTGTAAAGTAAGAATGTTTTGAACATCGTGAGGAAGCTTTTGAACTATTTTATAATGCTCTTTGTTGTCAGATTCAAAAACACGCTCGCCATTCTCATCACAAATCATGCGACAAAGAAATTTTATCATCCTGTCATTGCCGTCAATCTTGTCATCTTGCATTAAGGATAGTAAATCAAAGTCTAAAACACCGCCTATTCTCAGGTAGTGGTTTTTCCCATTAATAGGAATAGTTTTTATGCAGTCTTCATTTATCTTTTTATAATCATCAATATTCATTATATACTTGCCCAGTTATAATATTTTAGTTTATGCTGCTTCGCTTACTGTTGTGATGTCTCCAGCAATCTTAATTTTAATTGTGCCATTGATAAGCTCACCTTCTCCGCCAGTCTTAGATACATCATTAATGTAGCAACTGAAAGCATCAGTTGGCGCTGTAGTGTTACCAGACGCATGCTTAGGATAAGTGATAGTAAATGTATCAGTCGTACCAATAGCGGCCATTAATACGGCCTGGTCCAATAGATTCCAATTAATGTTTAATGTATAAGTTCCACCCTCTTTAAGAGTTGAACCAACATAAGTTTTGTATCCGGTCGTGTCTTGGTCACCGGTGTAAATATCCGATACGCTTACGCCATCCATATTTATGTCCAGTATATTAATTACAGCGGCAATAGAGGCCCATGAGCCCGTAATTCCTTGTCCTTCTTTAATTCCAGTTCCAGCTGCCATTTTAGGCCTCCAAGTATCTTATTGTGTATGTTTGTGTTACTTCTCTGACTCCATCCTCGGAGCCGTCAAATAGTTCAAAATTATCTGATTCAGTCTCAAGAGTTGTCGAACAAAGTTCCTCTTGATTAAGTGCTTCGCCCATCAATACATTTTGAATAGCGAGTGAATCAAAAACTTGTTCCGCTACTGCTACAGCGCTGCCAAGTGTCGCCGCGTTTGATTGAATCGTTACAGTCACTTCATTATATTTATTGTAACCGTCTTGATCTTTTGCGGCTGTGCGCTCATCAAAGGTAAAGCCGACATAGGGCAAAGCCGCGCTGGTCGGTATGCGTTGCGGATAAATACGGCTTGAAACTAAAGCGGTCAACCCTGCTGTATTGGCTAAGTGATAATATAATTGTTCTCTCATCGTTTGGCCGCCGCTGCTGCTGCTTTCGCTGCTCGCTTTTGATGAAATGTGTTTAACTTTTCCTGAGTAACTTTAATTAAAATCTTTACAGCTTCGGGACGCCCCTCTTTTAGAGCATCGCCTAGAAAGTCATTTTGGTCACCGGCATATGCCATAACTGGCCGCCCGTTCTCATCGGTGAAGCTTCTTTTTAATATGCCTATCTTGGCAACTACACCTTTGCCGCGGCCTTTATTACTGACGACTTTTGATTGTATAGCTTTCTTTAAGTGGCCATCATCAACAGGCGCTATGCTTTTAGCGATCTTTCTAATGTGAGCCGCGCCTTGTCTCATGCCAGGACGAACGATTACATTATTCGCACCCCTTGCAAGCTCGTCTAATTCTGCGGCTATCTCTTTCGCTCCGTGGACTCTAAAAAAACTATTGTCTCTAGCCATTGGTTGAACTCTCCTGACGCTTGCAAAGAAGAATCATTTCTTCGTCGCGTTCGTCGATGTCATTAACAAAAATAATATTGTAGTGTCTTGACTTGTATAAAATTCTCATGTCTGCCCGTATCCCAGAATCAAACCGGACACGAACGCGGCTATTGATAAAACTATTAACCTGTTGAGCTTGGACTAATTCGTTTCCTGAAAGGTTTACCACATCAGCATAAGTCAAGGCATAAGTGGCCCAAGATGCGACCGACTCACCGATGCTATTAACAGAATCGTTTCGCTGCTGAATTGTAACCTCGTGTCTAAGCTTGCCCGCTTCCATAATCTAAAACCTGTAATCCGCTTCAGGGCTCATCAGTGCCGTGTATTGGTCGTTAGCGTGTCTTGGTGCTGTGGTGTTTGCTTCTCTGTGTTCGAATAGCTCAGAGACTCGCATTTTAATAACTGTCTTTAAACAATCCGGAACATCAGCCGCCGCGCCGTATCCCGCCGGAAAGGTAATCTTTACCGCGTTCGGCTGGACTTGGACCGCTGGAAATGTCTGCTCTGGCTTTAAGTAAACTGAGTTCTTAACGCTTACATTATCTAAGCCGTAAAGAGTACTAGAAAGGGTTTGAGTGTCGCCGTTTGTATCGATGTAAGTAATTGAGGTGATACTTTGAACGGTGCTTGTAGGTATCTCCATCAGTGCGCAGAGATCATTCAAATAGTATTCATATGTCGTGGTTACTAAAGTTCGATTAATCCACGACTCGACAGATTGCCGAGCCGCAGTAATCAGGGCATCAATGACGTTATCTTGTAGTGACCCAGTATAGCGCATCCATAGATCCGCTTCCGCGTTTGTAACGGGCTCTGTAGCCGGTTGGGTTATTACTTTAAGTGCCATTTGATGCCCCTTTTATTTATACTGTGACTGTTTCGTCAACTTTAGCACCAGCGGCTAGAGGGGCACGTGCAACACAAGCACCCATCAAAACACCACCAGTTACATTTGTTACGCCGACAGTTGTGATACTTAACCTTACATGTGTAAAGTCATTGGCTACATCGAGATCACCAGGCTTGAACTGAATCATTGCAGATTCGCCGTCGCCGTTAATCTCTGTGATAGCTGAACCGCTCAAATCTTTTACACCAGTCCCAGAAGAATCTGAAGCTTGTTCGATCTTGGCGTTTGTAGTAGTTCCGGCAGTACCGACAGAAACAAGCGCTAGCCATGCGTTGGCATCGCCAGCATAGAAATAGCTCGTTGTGTAAGTAGCTGCACCGGCAACCGGCTCAATAATACCTTGTACTGATACTAGATCAGTTGCATTAGATGATACGTTCATAATAAATACTCCTTAATTAAGTTCAACGAATGGCGAAAGTGTAGCGCCTTTACGAGGTGTATAAACAGCGTTAGACCAGCTAATTCCATTGATACGGTGAGTCCATCTAAAGGCCGTTAGGTCATAATCAAACTTAACGTGGATAGATGACGCGAATTGCTCGCCGCCAACTTTCTCAAGTACGCGATAACCTTCAGGATTGATCAATCTAACATCACCTTGAGTACCTAGAGCTTCACAGTCTTCGGATTGATAAACAGGGAGACCATTAAGAAAACCAATCATACCATCTTTAAAGTAAGATTCCCAAGTGATAGGAACGTCGCCAACAGTCATCAATGGCAACTTAGCCATAACATCACGATTGATAAGCCAGAAAGAAGAAGGAGAAATAACAGCGCGAGCGTACATTGCGGCGATATCTTCAGCTTTTACATTTGTGGCAGCGTTACGAGTAACAGCAATTTTATTTGCGTTGTTCGCATTAAACATGCCTTGAGCTTCACCGACACCAGTTCCGTTGAGCAATTCACCGGCAAACTTTGCGCGAATAACTTTAGGAGCTTGCTTCTGTAGATGACCTTCGAGCCATGCAACATCACTCAAGTCTTCTTCGGTAACTTCAGAGTAAGCATAAAGCTTAGCAAGTGGTAAAGTAGTAGTTTCAAATACTTCTTTAGTTGAAGACATCTGTGTATTTTCAGCGATACGACTTGCAACGATGCCAGTTGTTCCGCCTGTAGTATTAGCAGCACTTCTTTTAAAAGTCTTGCTATTGCTTGAGGTGGACTCAATGCCCATTTTGCTGACCCAATCGTCAGTAATACCAGACTCATTAATCAATAGACCTTCTGCGAATTCAGTAGGAATCATTAAGCCGTCGGCAATTGTTGTATGAGTTCCGCTTGTCTGCAAAGCTGCAAGGCCCGCGAGTCTTTCATCTTGCATAGGGTTTTTACCATGCTTGACGACTGACTGTAAAAAATCACCGCCTGACTTAAAGCCAAACTTAGGATCTTTAGTAAAGCCGGAAACGACAGTAGTGGGCGCGCCTTGTACTGGTCCTGCTTGAGCTGTCTTAGGAATGCTAAAAGAACTTAGCGACTTCTGGACGGCTGCGAATCTATCCGCGTCTTCCTGCAAACTTACAAGCTCGGCTTGAGAAGCTTCGACAGAATCAAGAGCAGTTTTAAACTCGGCTGAGCCTTGCTCAAGACCTTCAAGAGTGCCCATAAGCGTCTTGATTTCTTCTTGTTTTAATAGGATCTTATCCATGTTTTTATTCTCCAAAAAAAAAGACCGCCATATACGGAACCGATCCGTATTAGGTAGTCTTAACTATTTAAGTATGTATGTTTAGTTTGCCGCCGCTGCTCTATAGCAACAAACAACAATTGCTTTATTATAAGTTCAACTTATACAAAAGTCAAACTGTATAAAATATTTAGATACTTTGACGCAATCTGCTTGCTCTGTTGCCTTGTTCTAAGAATTGAAAAGCTTCCTCTATTGACTTTACGCCATCAGATAAGCCGAGTCTTTCCGCGTCTTCCTGAAAGAAACTTGCACCGCTTCTAGCTTCTGAACCGTCGTTCATATCGGCATTAGGCCGCTTTGAGCTAACAGCATTTGAGAAATTTTCTTGCATCTTGTTAATCTTCTTTTGAATATGTGCAATCATTCCAGTCGTCAACTCTGTGCCCATTGCTCCGGCTGCTTTTAGTTCACCTGTTGCAATCTTGTGAATCTTAATCCCTGCCATCTCTGCGGCTTTGCTATGATCAGCAATAAGTGTAACCGTACCGATCGAACCTGTTTCGTTTAGGCTATCAGTTGAAAAAACATTACTGGCTTGAGATCCGATAAAATACGCCGCACTGCACATCATGCCAGTATTAACCGAAGCAACGGCTTTCATTGCTGACAGTCGGCTCATGTCGGCCGCTACTTTATGGATCTGGTGAGCTTCACCGCCTGGAGAATTAAAGTTATTTACAACCGCTTTAATCTTTGGATCTTTGGCAACGTCTAAAATTGCGGCCTGAACTTCCTGAGTCGATACCGCTTGATAGAATAACTTGTCAAACATTGAGGGGTTATACATCATCGGCCCGTCAATGCTGATCATTGCGCGCGAGCCTTCTTTCTGTAATACTGGCTTACCTAGGCTGACAGCTTCGCCCGCTTCCATTTTTGCAAGTGTCTTTTCTAAAGTGTTGACCATTGCCGGTGTAAACTTCTGAGCTATCCCGTTTAGATAAAGCTCATCGATCATTAAATATTGATTATTAAACATTGTTCCATCCTTCTTTATATTTTAATCCTAGCTCATCAACTCTTGCCTGCATCGCTTTCATTGTGAGAAAAGTCTCAAGGGTAAATGACGTGCTTGTTTCTTGGAATCTATTGCACTGCTGAACGATGACATAACCATCATTATAAACTAGCACACAACACATTTTATCTTTGGGGTCTGTATTTGCAATCATTAGGCTGGACCTCCATCTGTTATTGTCCATAAATCCGGTGCTCCTACTAGGTTCGCTCTTGCCGTGGCTGGTGCGCCTGCGCCATAAGTGGCACTACCTGCATGGAATGGCACCCCACTTTGTAACGTCTGAGCATCCCAAGCAACTAATAATAAATCATAGTTGGTTTGAGAAAATGATGAGTTTAAAAGCATGTTGGTCATATCTGTAACGGCCGAAACATCCCAACCAGACAAATCTTGATTAAATACTGCGCAATCCCTAAATAAACCGACCATATTTGTAGCACCGGATACATCCCAAGAATTCAGGTTTTGATTAAACGCTGCGCAATCAAAAAACATAGATGCCATACTCCCAGAGATTGAGCTTACATCCCAATCACCAATCGCCCCATTAAATACTGTGCAACCCCTAAATAGCTGAGTGGGGGCCGCCGTTGTGAAAGAAGGCGCACTCGTGGCCGTCCAAGTCATATTTGCACAACCTCTAAACATAGAACTTGAATCAACGACCAAGCCGCCAACATTAGAGACATCTGTAATTTTTAGCTTATCACCGAGATCATTAAACCTAAAGTTCGTAACGGCACCAGCAATCTTAACGGTTTTGACTCCGCCTGTCGAGTAAGTATGGGTGTTGAGATTATTAACTGTCCCGTCACCCCAATCAACCTCAACACCTGCCGACATAGGCAATAGGATTACCTTAGTAGCCGATCCGGTGCCGCCTAGGTTCTCAGTGTTCCAGGTGGTGACAAAGTCAGTTTCACCAAAAACAACAACTCCATTGTTAGCAGCGCCGAGACTAAGGCTCATTCTGTTTGCTAGTCCTAACATAATATCACCAAAATATTACTACTGAGGCAGTACTAGACGCCGCAATATTAGAAATGGCAATCGGCAAAATTTCACCTTGGATAACATTGTAAGTAACTTCAACTGGTGAAGATTGCTGATCTTTGATAACAAGAGTCCCGGCAACGTCAACACGTAAAGCGCGAGGCCAGCCCTCCGCCTTGGTGAACACTCTCGCACTGTCGCCATTTTCCCAAAGCTCATGAACTGAAGCGCGTTCTAGATTGTTAATGTCTGTGTTTTGTATTTTTGATCCGTATTGCATGGTATGTCCTTAGTTTATACTTATAGTTAGTTTTTTAGTAGATGCGAGCGCTATATCATTTGTAAGCGTGACTGTTCCGGTATCGGTGATTAATACCGCGCCTTTGTCGGCTGTGTAAGTCGTTACCGTCTTAGCTAGCTGAGTTTTGGTTAGATCAATAGTTCCGCCGTTATGATTAAGCGTTGTAATTGTACCAGTCGCGTAATGATTGATTATTGCAGCGCTTGAAGCTGTTAAAGTCCCAATAGTTGAGGCCGCTGTAGAGTCGTAAAAATTAACCGTACCGCCTTTTATTGTCGCTGTAGTCACGCTTGAATCTATATTGATAATGCCGCCGGATGTAATCAGGTTGGTAAGTGTTACGCTTGCCCCAACATTGACAGAACCGCCATTGACTGAGATGTCGCCAAGTGTGCTTGAATTGCTTGAGTCATCACTAATCGCAAGTGAGCCCGCATAGACTTGTAAATCAGTTGAGGCATTGACGGCCCGTATTCTTAGCGGTTGCCTGTTCGAGTCCTGACCTGTCGAGGCCGTGCCATTCACTGTGATCTGGCAAGCTGTCGAACTACCAAAGTCTAAGTTCAAACGCTTCGATCCGGTAAAGCTTCCCGTGGTCGATCTGCGCTGACCAATTACCGCCGCACTTGCCGCGATCTCTAAAAAGTCGCTTTCGCTTGAGCCAATTAAACCGGTGTAGCTCTGGTCAATTGTGATACTTGCAAGCGCTACCGCTGACTGGTCAAGTGTTCCTGTGATGTCTTGTGAGCTATTGGCGATAATAACGTCATCGGCTGCAATTGGTACGCCTGAGGGGCTCCAGTTTGCCGCCGTTCCATAATCGCCTTCGTTCCCGCTGTCAGTTCCAATCCATGTTTTTACAGACATAATGCTACCTCATTTAAATATTCAAATTCATGATCTGGTAGAGACAGAACATATAAATTATAATTGTGCGCAGCTTCTTCGGCTGTACTATAGCGGCCTATATGAACTCTATTTTTACAGGCTCTATATTTTCCTGTTTGTTTACAGAGGGAGACACCCTTGTAATTAATTGCCCCGCTTGGTAATCGGTTTTGATTATTTTGCTTACTTGTACATTTCCTTAAATTGCTTCTAGTATTATCAAGCTTGTTATGGTTTGCATGATCTGTCATGTCATAACCAGTTATAAGTTTATGCATTCCTGTCCTGGTTGGATAATCAGACATCGCATAACCGTCCGCGCTTTTGTGCCAACTTCTTTCTGAGACTTTATCAAAATCTTCAGCCGACACTAAAGCATAACCGACAATAACCCGCTGCCGTCTAAATTCTTTCTTGCGTGGCACCCATCTCTTCTCTTTCGTCCACCCTCTTAGTGGTATTTCTTTTGTGGCCATCTTATTAAATCCTTATACCGTATGCTATTGCGTTATGGGTAATTAAACCCGTCAAATCATCCTTAACCGTAAATACAATTTTATCTGTCGAGCCTTTCCGGAGCCTTACCCCGTATTGCATCCCGAACGTTTCCGACATGTCAATGGTTGGAAGATAGCTCTTTTCAGTTCCACCGCCGGAGACATCAGCTAGAAAAGCGTCTGTGCCTGTACCAATTCCGGCAGTATCAACGCCTATTCTTATAAATTCTAAGTTTGATTTTATGCCATCATGTAAAATATAACTTCCGTTTGCTTGGTCAAAAGTGGACCATTCCACGCCATTGGTAAGAGCAGTTAGCGCACCATACTTATTTAAAGCTGGGCTTCCACCGTCACCAATTACGACAGATATAGACTTAATATAGATATCAAATTCAGGCACCGCCTTAATGTAAAAATCAACGTTATTTGTTGAGCCGTCAATAGTCCAATCATTCGAGCCCGCTGTGGTCCCGTCATCCGTGAAATATTGCCGGAAAGGCTGGGATATAACATCTTCAACCAATGGCGGGTGATTATGCACAATTACCTCAATCTCACCGCCTTTATTAACCTTAAGCGGGTGATTGTCTCCGGTGCCGTCTACTATGTTCGTTTCAATCATTCTCTGTTAGGGTCCTTTAGATGCCCAACAAGTGCAGCATAGGCCGTGCCCGCTGTTGCATCTGATTCAATCTTTATAGCTACAGATCCGCCGCGTGGTATCTCCATAACTAACGAAGCAAATACACGCCCGTTATTTCCTGCATATATTAGCGCGTGAAGCTCACCACCTGTAATTGTTCCGGCGTTCTTACCTTTGTAAAGCAGGCTACCCACTTCTAACTCGTTAGAGCTTCCAAAGTTTGTGTTGCTCTTCATGTCTGCGGCTGTCGCGTCTGTTATTAGATCGCCCGCTGTAGGGTTCTTAATAACGCTAACCTGTGCCATGTCAGATAATCCCGTAAAGCCTCGAACACCTAAAGCCACCGCATCAATGACATAAGTTTCATCTTCATCATTTTTAAAATAAAGCAATGTTGCATCTCCTGAAGCAATGCTTGAGACTTCGCCGCTGTTTAGGTTATAGCCCATGCCTTTATCGGCTGCGCTCTCAATCTCAGTCTCTACAACTGCGAAAACATGAGCTTCATTGTTAGTATTTATCTTGAGGCCCTTGCCATTTCCTGTGTCGTCTTGAATTTTCATTATAGTTGGCTTCCGTTAAGAGTTGCGTTTATTGCCACAATCACCTTCATTGATGTAATCCCAGCCGGTGGAGTGTATGAGACTGCAAAAGTTCCGCCTTTGGGTAATACCGTTCCAGTGCTAAAAGCATTAAAGGTTAGTGCGGCGGTACTTGGTAAATAAACTTGTATAGTGCCGCTTTGGCCGTTTATAGTATCACCTTGTACGCCTTGGTATAAATCAGCGTCTAAAGTCTTAGCACTTCCAAAATTTCTATTTAATTGCGTGGCTGCTACTGCATTAGTAACGATAGTTCCGGCCGTTGGATCTCTATATACTTTTATTTCTGGCTGTCCATCGGTGCCCGTATAATCCTTAATATTTACAATGACATTTGTAATTAAAAGGTTATTTGCTTCGTTACTCTTGACGTAAAATAAGACATTTTCGCCGGTAGTATTGAGTGTAATTTCGTCACTTGAAATATTGTAAGTGTCGCCGCTTTCCGTTGCTGCCTCTTCGAGCGTCAAGTCAACGCCTGTGGTTTTTAGTCTGTTGTTTACAGTAACAGCAGCAAAATCGCCTTTGCCCGTTCCGTCTTGAATCATGCTCATAATTCTGAATCCTCTTCTTGTACATCGGTTAAGTTAATTTCTTCGCCCGTTACTAAAGACATGTGAGTTCTAACTAGCTTTAATTCTAGAACCATCTTGTCGATTTGAAATTGTTGATTTCGAATAAGTTCCTCTATTGCTGGGCTTATCGCTGCTAAATTTGCGCTGTCTTCTGGGCTCAAAACTTCCTCCGTGATGTTTGTTGTGTTTGTTGTTGAGTCTCCGAAAGCATAGCCGGACTGCCCTTTGTCGCCCTTTGGCCCGCGATCACCTACAACGCGGCCTAAGTTCACCTTGTCGCCGTCCGTGTAAGTGACAATTAAATCCATCGCCCTAATTTGTAACCTGACAATACCCCGCCCGTCTTCGCCATCTTCTCCAGGTTTGCCCGTTGCACCTACAGCGCCATTTTTTCCAGCTTCGCCCTGTGGCCCTCTTGGACCGCGTGGGCCTGCTTCGCCATTCATACCGGCCGAACCATTAGAGCCATTAGCACCGGCGATACCTTGTAAACCTGTTTCGCCTTGATCGCCTTTGGGGCCAGTCAAGCCGCGCATAGATTCAACCATTAAGGATTTTTGAGCCCTAATGCCTTTTAATTGCTGCTGTGTTAGCTTTTTATTTTTTGACTGTATCAACTTCAACCCATCCATTCATTGTAAAACTATACGCGGTCCCGTCGTCGTCTTGCCGGATCTCTCCAAGCTTCGGAGCGTCGAAAGCTTCGTCAATATCTTTTAAAAGCATTTCAACAATTATGTCAGCTTGGTTTTCTTTCTTTTCTAACTGGCATATTTCCTGAGACATAAACAAAAGTTTATCTTCTGTAAACATATCTTTATTTAAGATGCTGCAAAGATAATTGGCGTGAAGCTGTAAGCAGTCTTTTAATTCTGCCTCAAACTTTATATAAAACTTGTCTAGGGCTTCTTTCATCTGCTGCGGTTCTTTCTTCGCTGCTGATTCGTGATTTAATTGCTCTTTACGGGTTAACCGGCTGATTGAATCGGCCATGCTTGGGAGATAAGCAGCAATAGCGCCTTGTTCTGATACTCCTTGGGCTTGGTCCGGCGTTGGCTCTGGTTCCTCATCCTCGACAGGTTCCGGCTCGACTGGTTCCGGTTCGTCTACGGGCTCAGGTTCCACAAGAGATTTTTCTTTAACATCATTATCTAAAGCGGCTGATTTTAAGCCTTGATCAAGAGGTGTTAAGTTCATTGGGATAAAGCGAGCCTCACCGCCTTTGTATTCTGGCAAGCCTTCAGCCAAAGCAACTTGATTTCCTGACATTGCGCCCATTGCAAACATTTCTTTTAAGAAACTAGAACGAGCCGCCATGTCTCCGCGACTTAGTGCCTTTTCGTCAATGTCGATGACGGTATTGTCTTTGCGGTGGAATCTAAACTTGAGTTGTTTTTCTAAGCGACTAATCCAAGGCGTGAGCGTATCGGTAGCATAATTAATGTCTTGTTGTTCAACATTGTTAAACGTTGATTTACTCATATCCATTAGTTTATGCGGTGGAATTCTAAACCATCGCGCGATTTCCTCAATCTGAAACTTACGAGTATTTAATAACTCCGCATCTGTCGAGTTCATCTGAAGTCGATTAAATTTAAAACTCCGGTCCAAGATTGCCATTTTTCCGGCCTTGTTTGAACCTCCGTAACTCTTTTCCCAATCTTTTCTAATGGCGTCTTTTTGATCAGCATTTAATGATTTGTCTGTCTCAAGTGCCGCGCCTAAAGAAAGGCTGTTACCAAAGAATGAACCGGTAAAGTCTTGAGCAGCTATTGAGATGCCTAAGCTTTGCGCGGCTATTTGGCCGATCGAATAACCTACGACGCCATTACCTGGGCCTTTAAGGTGCAATATCTGATTAGCCTTTAAAGTTGAATAGTTATGTCTAATTCTTCTTTTGTCGAGCTCGCTACTTTCTGTAATTCTATAAACTAGTTCCCCGTTGCCGTCACGCTGTACGCTTACCCGCTCTGGATGTATTAGAATCCATTGCATCTCACCCATTGCATTGTGCTGAATCTCCGCATAAGCATTGCCATAAGTCAGCATCCACTGAATAAGCGTTTGAAGTCCGGTCATTGAATCAGTTTCGGAATTAAAACCCTGCGTCAAGATTTGCTGTAGTGGGCTTTTTATAATCGGCTTTTTCTTGCCATCGCTGTCAACTGTGAATAAATTAATTGGTAATTTTGCGATATCTTCAGAGATGGCCCGAACTGCCAACCAATAAGCCGCCAACTGATAGGCGCTCTCTGATGTTACGGGAATATTGGCCTTAGTAGGGTTTACAACTTGTTGATACAAAGACCTTAACGAATTAGAGCTGGGCCAGAATGAAGGGTCTTGATTACCTCCAGACATTAGCGCTGTTGACTTCTTCTTTAAGAAGCTTGGGAGTAATTTCATGTGAAACCCTATATATATAAGTTATGTTTATACATATAGTTTTGTTTATAAGTTATTACAATGTAGGCAATAAAAAGAAATGTTAGTTTTTTTTAAAGAAATGTTGGATTAGGGTTTGAAAGTACCCAAGTTGGGTATATAGTCTTTATATCGAAACAATAAAACAAAGGAAAGAAAATGACAACATTAGAAACCAAACAAAAAACATTCGGAAAAAAGACAATCAAGATGATTAAATCTAAAGTATCTGGAATCACTAAGGCAGTAAAGTCGGCAGATAGCGTTATTTTAAAAGACTCATCAAACAAAACTCTCGCTGTCTGGATGCCAAGAAATAGAAGTAACGGTATTGTAAAGGTCTTTTAATGTACCTTACCTCTATAAAGAAGGAGATTAACTACAGATCTCCTGAGTACTTTATATCACCAATTGAAGGGAAGTATTACAAAGCTGGATTGTATGAGTTTAAGCCTTTTAGATTCTCAAATGGATTTGCTTTTGTATGGGTATTCTCAAAACACAATGGGGATATAGTATACAGTGGAAATAGTCTTCATAGTATATCTATTTTCAAAACCATTGATGAGTTAAAAAACTGGATAAATGACCATAGAAATTTAATGGAGTTAGAATTATGAGTAAAGATAATAAATTAATGGTTCTTTATGAGAATTTAGAAGAGGCCGCCGAAGATCTATTAAATAATAGAGATAAGTATCTGGACGGAAAAGTGAGAGGCGAGTTAAGATTCTGCCTTGATGAGATAGACAAGCGACTAAAAAGGAAGGGTGAAAACATTAAAGATATAAAACAAGGTAAATCATGGATGGAAAAATAAAAATCAAACAAGGCCGCCACCGCCTAAACCTAACCCAAGCCGAGCTAGCCCCGCTACTCGGCGTATCAACTAAAACCATAAAGAACTGGGAGCAGGGTATCAGTAAGCCGTCAAAGGCCGCGCTGATGCTGTTGGATTTGGAGCTGAAGAAATGAATAATGCAGATAAAGGACAGATTAGAATGGCAAAGCTTGACGAGCTAGAAAAGCAAAGCAGAGCTTTTAATGCTGCTTTCAATGCTGCTAATAATGCTCTAAGTAATAATACTGATGCCGCTGCCGCTGCCGCCAATGCTTATAAATTGGAGCTGAAGAAATGAAAAAAAGAGTGCCTATCGAATATTACGAAAAAGCAAAAGAGGTAATTAGTTACAATCCTGAAACTGGATTATTTACTTGGAATATCTCGACAACAAACAGTCTTAAGTCTGGAGACTTGGCCGGAACTAATATGTCAAATGGATATAGAGTTATCACAATAACTATTGATGGAGTGTATAAAAAACCTTTATGTCATCGGCTCGCTTGGTACTTTATAAATAATGAATTACCTATCAATGTCGATCATATTAACGGCATTCGTGATGATAACCGTATTATCAACTTAAGAGCCTGTACACCATCCCAAAATAACATGAATAGGAAGGTGGCTGGCTGCAACTCAAGCGGAAAGACTGGAGTTAGCAAGAATAGCAATACTGGAAAGTGGGAAGCTTATATAAAGATAAACCGCAAAAGAAAACACCTTGGTCATTTTGTCAATAAACAGGATGCAATCAACGCGCGCATAAAAGGAGAAAAAAAGTACTTCGGTGATTTCGCGCCTAAAATATAGAATAGTTGTCAGACTCCAATAAAGCCCCTATATCTTCCTCATTGGCTATCATCCGAAAATGGGCCATTGAAAGACTTGCTGTAAAGTCGACCTTGGCTAAAGTGGTATCTTTACCGGTCGGCTTTATTAATTTTATCAACCCCCCATCTAATTCCTTGGCTGAAGAATTACCTATCTGCCAACTTGCAGCGGTGTTTCCATCATGCCTAAACTTGTCATCTAATATCGAAACTGCTATATCCTTGAGAGGTTCTGAAAGGTATCTAGGACTTTGATTTACTTCAATCATAGGCAAATCAAAATCATTATAAAGACTTTGGACTAGCTCAGTACTGAACCTCGGATCGTAGCCAATTTCTAAAGGATTATAAGGCTTACAAAAATTTACGATGTCTTCTCTGACCTGTTTAAAGTCTATCCCGTTGCCTGGCGTTGTTTTAATATCTCCATTGTCTAACCAGCCTTTATTTTTATAGAAATTAATTTGCGGGTGCTCTTCTGGTATCCACATTAGAGTCTTTATGTAGTATTTACCATCTAAAGGAAACTCTAGAACAAATACACAAAGGTCAGACTTAAAAGCCAAGTCTAAACCGCCGTAACAGTCTTGTCCGGTTAAGTCAACATCTGCGGGCATCACTGAAGCTTCCCATTTAAGAAAGTCGAGGAACTTATTTTCTGATTGTGTTTGTATGTTCATGTAAAGCCGCTTAAAACTGTTTGTGAATGTCGGATCCATCAAAGCTTTTTTAACATTATCAATATAATACTGCTCTGGTATTGATTTACCTAATTGAGGATTACACTTAGCCCACATTTTCGGATCTTGCCAATCGTCGTTTTTATCTAGGTAATAAAGGACCGGCAAAAACTTAGAGTCGTCAGCTCGGCCAGAACAAACATTCTTTGCGTGTTGAAACTTGGCATTACAAAGCGAGTCCCGCGAAAAATCAGCCGTGGTAATAATTATATTTAGCGGGCTCTCCCTCATGCCGCCCGAAGTCACTACAGCCTCATAAAGCGCCGCGCCTTGCTTCTGTTTCCACGTATGTATTTCATCCATTACAGATAAGCTGACGTTTAGACCGTGGTTTGTCTCTGCATCAGCCGTTAAGGGGATATAAGTATTTAATTCATTGGCTGAGATGATCTTTTTAGGATTAGCCAACACTTTAAACCGGTTACTTGGGTTTGTATTATTCGGGGAATTTAAAGGGCTGTCTTTGTGCATTAATGACAAGCGTATTGGCTTATATATTAAACTGGCTTGATCGCTTGAACCGGCAACACTTACAACTTCTTTACCTTTCTCCTTGTCGATGATCAAATAAGCGATTGTAAGCGCACTACACAACATACTCTTACCATTTTTGCGCGGAACGTATAAAAGGCACTCTGAGTAACGTCTGCGGCCTGTCTCTTTGTGAATTAAGCCAAACAATGCCGCAATAACATCTTTCTGCCATTTCTCAAGCTTTAAGGTTGTTCCGGTCAGTGGCCCTTTAACGTGAAATACACAAGACTCTATAACCGCGACATAGTTATTAAATATCTTCTCATCGAAATAATAATCATCTCGGTCGGAAGCATTGGACGGTTTATAACCCCTTGGGAAGTCAAAGGGGTAACCATAATAGTCATCAATCATTGATCACCTCATTAACCCAACCGCCGGACATAAATTCATAATGATGAAAGTCACAATAGGCAAATTTTGACCCTTTCGGAAACTTAACTAAAGTATCTATGTCACTTTTGAAGAATAATAGTATCTCATCGCCATAATATCTGACCTCAGCCTTATTGAGGCCATAAAACTTCATAGCTTCAATCAAATTCAATGGGTCAAGCTTTATCCTGTATAAGTATGCCTTACTACTCATTAATAATGTCCATTATGCTTGAAGCTTTCGCGTTACCGTGTGGAACTGTGCCGGACTTGTCATTATAGCCCGATAAGCCTTTATTAATCCGTGACATCGGCGTGGCTCCGACCTGAGCTAGATATTTGTTAAAAGCTGCTCTCTCTGTCTGGTATGATTTGAATAAATGATGCTCTTTAGCGCCAAACTTGCCTTCTTCGGTATAATTGCCGCGGATCTGGTCGCGTAACTCTATCATATTGCGAAAAGTGTCGCGTATAATGTCAATAAGAAACTCATCGATGCTCGCGGCCTGTCCTGCTGACTTTAATTCATTTATAAGCTTCTCATGAAACAAATCCGCTTTAGCTTCGTACTGTGCAGGCAATAGAACCTCGGTAGTTTCTAAACCCATAGAGGCCGCCGACAATATTAAGCTATCGTCAGCGGCCTTGTCTGTTTCTTCTTGCCTTGTCATCGCTTGCCCTCGATGATTATAGTTGAACGGTTCTTGCAGCCATTCCGGACTTCATGCCGATAAGCTCAACAGGCTTATTAGTACGAATATATTCAATTATACACTCGCCGCACTTAACTTGCTTGTTTCGGCCTTCACATTTTAGCGTAACAGCAAATCCGTCTTTCTGTAATGCCTCAATCTTGGCAATTACCTTACCTTCTGAAGCTGTGGCCACTAAAGCCTTTGCAATTACTTTCTTTACTGCCGGCGCTTTCTTAACCGGTACTTTTTTGACTGTTTTTTTAGCTGGCATTGTTCTTCATCCTTTTTTTTTTAGTTTCTGACATCTCTTTTAATATTGCATAAGTAGAAAGTGACAAGATTGCCGCAATCATACAAAGCGCTGCTAATATCTCATGTATTGCCGACTTTGCCAATATATTGACACCGACGGAAGCAAAGAAGCACATAACAGCAATGATAAAAAATAGTATTTTCATTATTTCCCTTTTTTCATTTCTATAGTTTTCTCAACAATGCCCGCCAAGCGTAAAATATAAGCAACGTCCGACAACTGGCCAATCTTCATGTAATACTGAAAATTAGACTTATGTATTCGGAGCTGTTCAAGCTGCTCGGCGCTCATGTTGATATTTTTACGGGGCATTATTATTCCTTATTTAAAGCCAG